CACGGTACCTCCGTCTTGGAGCGGCAGGCTTGCATAACGACTGATCGGAAGTTATGCAAGCCGCGACGCTACATGACGGATGGTGCGCTAGTCACTCATCGGACGGTTCACCATCTGCGATTACCACCTTGCATCCCCTTGGGAATGAACCGGTCGTACCCTTCGAGTGACGACGGAACCGGTGGCATCGACGCAAAGCCTCCGGGACCACCGAGCCGCTGATCAGAGGTCAGCTGTGGTATAGTGAACCCACCAGACTCCGCTCGCTCGACATTGATTGCATTCGCACCACGTCGATAGTTGCGATCCCCCATCAGTGTGTAACAGACACCGGCCATCGCGTCAGTTACATCCTTGGACCCTCCGACAGGGTGGTCGACCTTCTTGCCGGTATCCTCGAGCTGCATGAGCTCGCGGGCAGCGATCTCGACCTGCTCTGTGTCGCCTCGATTGAGGAACGTCATGTACTTCGGGAACTCGATACGGTCCTCGTATAGCGCTTCCCGGAGATCGTGATACGGAAGAAGGGTCTTGTCGACCGATACGTACTCAGCGGCAATTCGGCGCTTGCGGAGCTGCTGCATCGTGTCGGTAGACTGGAAACCGTCCATCGTGGCCTTGGAGATCTTGAAGTTCCTGTGATCGATCAGGTCATAGATGGTACGGCGGACATCCCCGAGGAAGATCTCGGTACCCGGCGCAGCCTTCCAGCGGAGCAGGAAGTCGAAGACGATGTACGGCTTCTCCTCGCCCTCCACATCAACTAGCTCCGGCACGTGACCCATTGCCAGTCCTAGAGCATCACCCTCTGCACTAAACGCTAGGTCGATGTGCACCGTGCGTCGAAGCGAATGGTTGGCGATGAACCACGGGGCAAAGGTCGGCATCGTGGGCGACGTGTCCACGGGAGATTCTAGTCCCCCGTGGTGCTCGATCCACCTGTTACGCGCCTCGTCAACCTTGTAAGTAAGAGAAATGAATGGATCGCCCGCCTCAGGAGGTACACCAGCAAGGTCACGGAGCGCCTTCTCGGGGTTGTTCTCGAAGCTCTTACGGTAGGTATTCGGAACCTCGATGACTGTCTGCTTGTCGTCAATCAGTGCCGCCATTCCGGCAGTGATGATCTCCTTGCGCTTGGTGTCGTACCAGAACGAGGCACGAGTCCCATCGGGATTGAGGTACTTATGCCAGCCGAACGACTCCCAGATCGTCATACGGACGACGTACGCCTCGTCGTCTCGCAGCATCTCCTTGTACTTCTTCGCCGCGAAACCAGTACCCTTCTTCATCTGGCCGATAGCCAGCAATAGACCATTATTGCCGAACCGGCTGTCGATACGAGAGTGGATCGTATCGTAGCCGACCTCGGCGTAGTCCTTGTTGTTGGTGATCTGGTGCGAGTCCATCTCGTCCAGAATACCCCCAAGGATGTTGTAACCCTCGAATGTTGTCTCAGCGCTGTTACCCGGCAGGACCCAGATGTCCTTCGGGAAGCGGAGCTGGTTTTTGAAGTTTGGATCCGGCTGATAGTTCCGCTCGTTGAACCACTTCCCGTGGGCGATGCGCGCCTTGATGTCCCCGAATAGGACTTCCTTCGCCTGCTTGTCGGACGTTGACATCTGCATGAATGCTATACGGGAGCCGGGCAGCAGCTTGTAGAAGCCCTGCGGGTCCCTCAGGCAGAGAACCCAATGGACCATGTACGGGATGACGATCGAGGCGAATGTCGTCTTGCCGATACCGATCGCGCCTGTGAACATGCCACGACGGACCCGCGACATGACAGCAGGGTCTACCTCGTCGCCGAAGATGTGCTCCAGTGCCTCCACGAGTCCCGGCCGCACGAGGGCGATGATGTCGAGGTGATCACCGCCAAGGAACTCCTTGATGGTTGCAGGCTTCTCATCGAAGTGAGGATTGGCCGCAAGCCACTTCTGGTTCTCCTTGAGGCGCTCCAGTTCCGCCTTGATCTCATCCTGAATCGTGCTAGTCATCGAATACGATCCGAGTTGCGCCGCCGTGTCCACAGATCGTCTCGACATCTTCGATACTGTCATACATCACGGTCGACCTGACCTTGGTGTCCCAGCGAAGCACGACGGACCCATCGGGGAACTGCGCGCCGTATGCCACGACGCCGGTCCCCGATACGCCGGAGACGTCGGCATCTCTCTGGAGGTGTAGACGCTTGCTCGTTCGCTCCATCTGCTTGCTCCCTCTGGAACTTGTCGGCGTATGCCGCGATTGCGCCAGCCCCGTGCGAGGCAAAGTTGGCCCACACGCTGCACATCACCACGAACACGATGCTCTTCTTGAGGTCTGTAAAGATCGACACCGGGATCATTACAAACCAGATAGCTGTATTCGTGACCTGAAAGACCAGCTGACGCACCGGGTCTGCACACCAGATCAGGCCATCAATCAGGCGGTTCTTCACTCTACGATCTCGCCGTCCTGCACGCTCGCTGTGTTTGCGATCTGACGCGGCGCGGCGGCTGCACTGGCGCGGTTCAGGACGTTCGTGATCATCTCCGGTGTGATGCTCTCGATTGGGATTCCAGCCTCGATCAACTCTCTCGTCACGGCAGCGACGATCTGCTTCGGACTCGCACCCGCGACCATGCCAGCGCCACCGTTCATGTTGTTGATCTGGAGCGCCAGGGCTGGCTTATTGAGACTGGGGTCCACCAGCTTTGCGAGCTTTGGAGCGTTCGACAGGAGGGATCCCATAATCTTGGACACCTCCGGGGACAGCTCCCCGAACTCCTTCTCGTCTTCGAGGCCGTGTTCGAGCCGCTCGGCCTGCTTTCCGAGTAGGATACCCATCGCGTCGATGATCTGTCCGCTGTCGCGGGTCTTGAACATGGCCGCAAGGCGGCTTGTTTCGGAGCTTGGCAAGGAACACACCGCCCCTTCGCGGTAGAACGTACAGTTGCCATTGAGGCTACAGGTGTTGCATGACACCTTGTCGCCCTCTTGGATCACTACGTCGCCGAAGAGCGGCTCGCGGCGCTCGCGCTGCTTAAACTCAGCCTTCGGTGCGTCGATTTCCTCGTCGGTGAGGTCGTTCACGCTCTGCGTACGGAACTTAATCAGCTCGGCGTAGTTGTCGCGTGCCCACAGTGACGACTTGATGTTGAAAATACACCGATTCCGCGGTATGGCAAGGTCTATCGGCTTCATTCCGACCGCAGTGGCCCACTTTGGGTGCTTTGCGACCTCTTCGTACCGCATGTCACGCCCGCTGGACAGGAATACCTTGCCCTTTTGTGCGCTTGTGCGTGGCTCGAAGTCGACAGAGCCATAGCCCATAGCGAACATGTACCGAAATGAGTACAACCCGTGCACATGGATGATGCACTCCGGGTACTCCTCCTGCATCTCCTTGAGCTGCTTGAAGAAGTGCCGTCCGTGGATGTGTCCAGCACTCGGAGCGTCGATAATGACGACTCGGTGCTCCTGGCCTGGGATCGGACGCTCGGACGGAAGGAGCTCCATGTCACCAGTATACGTCTCGTCCTCGCCTACTGGGCGCTGGATGATCTCGGTAAGGATCTCCATGTCCTCGCCGTAGCGCCAGACTGGGTATACGGCAACCGGCACGCCGAACTCACTACCGGGCCGGTAATCCGCACAGCCCTGTTCGCCGACCACGAGGAGACGCCACGGGATCGACTGTCCGAAGAACAGCTCCGCATGGCGCACTGGGTCAAGCTTGCGCTTGACGATCGAACCATAGTCCCAGATGATGTTGCCGTAGCCGCATTCCGCCAGCTCTCGCACATAGTTGTGCGGGTTACGGAACCACAGTTCGGACTTGGCCGTCACTTCGTCCGCTCCCTAAGCCACCGCTCGACGCGTCCTTCGCGGCGCCAATGCAGGTGACCTGGTGAGTTGGCATACTTCTCCCCCAGCGAGACGTACGACTTGTCACAGACTGCACACACCCATACGGTACCCTCTGGGTACTCTGATGGGGTGGCGAGGACAGTGTAATGCTGTCCGAGTACGGCTGCACCATGGCCGAAGGGAAAGCAGTTGTGCTTCCCCTCGGGGCGCTTGACCACCCTGCCGGACGAGTTATTCTGGGGCGGCGGAGATGGCGGCCGATTAGTGACTGGAGGCGTAACACTCTCCGAGTACACTTCCTGCCCGGCGCACGGCGCGGTCAGGTTACCGTAGGCGGGGTGACATTGGCGGCACATAAGCCGGGACGGTAGCACGACACGTCCCTAGCCCGTCGAACACCGGGCCAAGAGAGAGGGGTGGGGCGGAGCCTCGGAGGGGACTGGCGGACCGCACCGAGGCTCCGCCCCTGAGAAGCAGCGGGTGACTAAGCCGCTGGTGAGCGGGACAGATCCACTCACCTGCAAGCGTACCATTTGGGACGGGCTATGTCAATCGTACCGACTATCCGGTGGTTGTCCGACTTGCCAGTCGAATGCTATGGTTAAGACTGCGGCGATTTCCGCACTATCGGTGTCTCTGAGGCTGACCACCTTGAGACGTAACACCGCCTTATGGGGAGGGAAGTTGACAGACAATCTCGCTGCCTTGTATGCAAAGCTGTTCATCGCAAGGCGCGACGTCAAGGCAGTTCAGCGAGAGAACGGTGACTACCAGCCGCACGGCAGGTACGAAGGCGGCAAGGCCGTCGAGTACTACCCGTTCGACAAGCGGAGCCTCCTGGCACACCTCGGTGGTGAGGCTTCCTATGGTCACTACCTGCTAGACACCGACGACAGCTGCAAGCTGTTCGCGTTCGATGTCGACCTCGCGGAGACTGGCTTTCTCCCGACGCGATGGAACGACAGTGAGGGCTGGGTGGATTTCCAGCCGTGCAACCCGCGTGATGCATGGCGTGTACGCAATCACCCAGCTCGCGGGTGGATGAAGTTCTGCTTCAGGATGGTTGGTGGGTCACTCGCAAGTGCGATCCACAGCACCCTGAATATTCGCACCGCGGTCGCATACAGCGGTCACAAGGGCATCCACGTCTACGGCTTCCTCGACAAGAGGATGCAGGCTGCCGACGCCCGCGCAGGTGCCGAGATCGCTCTCGAGGCCGCTGGTGGCTGGGTCCTGTCGAAGGGGAAGAACTTCTTCGAGCACGTGGACCGTGCGGCCGAGATGACAGTGCATGACAGCCCGTATCACAACTTCACCACCGAGCTGTTCCCCAAGCAGACCTCCATTCAGGGCAAGGGCGGATTCGGAAACCTCATGAGGTTGCCGCTCGGCCGTAACCTCAAGGCGCCAAAGGACCCGACGTTCTTCGTGGATCTCCGCACAGCATTCACTGACTTCAGCCCGATGGACCCGGTGGAGGCCCTCACTAGTCCGAATATCTGGGAGTACGCGCACGAGCTTGGCAGCAATGTCGGCCTGACCGCATGACAGACATTGTAGACCCCAGCAAAACTTCACAAGGGCTCAACGCCTTCACTGCCGCCCTCGAGAAGGCCAAGTCTGCGCGGCGCACGCCCAAGGTAGCTACTCCTCCAGCACCGGCTCCCCCGGTATTGCCGGAGCCATCTCGCGAGATGTCGAAGTTCGAGCAGATGGTGGCGGCACGCAGGGCCAAGGAGGCCGAGGAAGCTGCCGCCAAGGCGCAGCCGATCGTCAAGCAGGCGGTGGCCCCGGAATTTCAGAAGTATGTCCCTACACAGGACATGACCTGGGAGAAGGCGCCAGAGGATGTAGCCCTCGATGCGGCTATCGACCAGATCGGCATCCTCGAAGCCTACCGTCGCTGGTGCGGGAAGATGACGCCGCAGGTGCTCCCGGGTCAGATCGAGAGTATCAAGGTCTCATGCCCCAATCCCCCGCACCCGGATAAGAATCCGTCGGCATGGCTGAACACCGAAAAGGGCACTGGATACTGCGCTAGCTGCGACATCGGGTTCGACAAGTTCGACCTTGCAGCGTGGCACCACAACGTCGGTGACTACAAGAACGGGAAGAACTTCCATGACCTGCGCCGCAAGATTGGCCAGGAGCTTGGGTTCACTGTCGTTCAGGGGGCGAATCAGACTTATGTAGTTCCTCCTGCGCCGCCCGCACCACCGTCTGTACCGGATCCGGACCCGGTACAGACGATCGAGCAGGTTGCAGCGCTACCGAGTGCAGTCTCTGCGGAACTCGACGCCGAGGATGAGGCTGACCTCCAGTCTATCTACACTAAGATCGACTGGAGAACCCTACTCCCCGAGAAGACGTTCCTGCGGACCTGGATGGAGATGAACTCGGACGACGACAGTCCAGAAGAGTACCACTTCTGGACTGGTTGTCTCGCAATCAGCTTCGTCCTGGGCCAGCGAATCCGCCTCGAGGAGGAGCACCCGGTACAGTCGAACCTGTTCGTGTGCTTCGTGGGTGACCCTGGGGCCGGTAAGTCGAAGGCCAAGAAGAAGTTCGACATGCTAATGGCCGAGGCGATGCCGTGGGACGAGAACACTCTCAAGGGAGTTGTCACGATCGGGGGGTCCGGTTCTGGTGAACATTTGATCTCTCGATTCGTGAAGCCGGTAATGGACCCGCAGGACCCAAAGAGGATCGCGTATCACGAGCCTATCCGTGGTTTCGTGGACTACGGCGAGCTCGCTGACATGATGAAGCGCGCGTCCAGGCAGGGGTCAACCCTGTCTACGACCCTCATGGAGTTCTCTGACGGTTCGCCACGGGTTAGCACTGGCTCGCTGACTCACGGAAACCTCACCGCAGAGAAGCCGTTCGCACAGATCCTGACTACCACGCAACCGGGCACGATCCGCAAGTTGTTCCAGCAGGCGGACGCCGACTCTGGCTTCTTGTCCCGCTGGATCTTCGCGCCCGGCATGGCAAAGCCGGTTCGGCCTGTCGTGTTCAGAACGACCTTCGATATCACCGATGCCGCAGCCAAGCTCAAGCGTATCGATGGGTTCTTCGCTGCATTCGACAAGATGGAGTGGTCGCAGCTCGGCGTCGATGCGTACACCAAGTTCTACTTCGACCAGATCGACCCGATTAAGCGACAGAGTCAAAACAAGAACCTCGTGGTTCGGTTGGACCTCATGGCGAAGCGCATCATGATGATCTTTGCCGCTGACAACGG